CTAACTTGAATGGTGGCACGCTCTTCAACGCTGAGTTCGGAATAAGACATAGGGCAGCACCGTACCGGAAAGGTCAGGTGTTGCACTCAGTTTTTGCCGCAGCCAACAGAAAGAACAAAAGCAAAACGCGCATATCAATTCACCGTTGAATCAAAACCGGATTGAATCGCCTTAGCGCAGACGATGCCCCAGACGAAGGAAAGGATGAGGTAAATCATCGGAATAGGCCCCGCCAGAAAAAGAAAGGCCCCTCAAGCGAGGGGCCAGCCACGGTTAACGGAACCAGCCGATAACCTTACCAAAGCCCCATTTAGCGACGCCGGGCAGGATTTTGATTGCCGCAATCGCTGCAATGGCTGCAACGATGGTGGTGGCGTCCACAGCGGACGTGACAGCGGTAAAGTCCATAGGTATTACTCCTCATAGGTAGGTTGGTCGGAGCGGTGGTTAATGAAGTTGACCACCACGCCGAATCCCCAGGCAGAAAGCCAAAGGATCAGGGGGAGGCTCAGACCGGCGATGAACGCAGAACTGATAGCCTCGGATTCAGGGATAGTGAAAAGCGCTTCGAAGGTCGGCGCGTTGCGGTAGTCGTCGGCAGTAACGACAGCGAAACCGGCGCAGGCGTCGGAAAACTCGCCAACGTACTGGAGATAACCGCTGACCACCTCGAAGCACCCGGCCACGATCAGGAAGCCTTAGCCTGTTGTGGCATAAGCGAATCCATCTTCAACGGCAGACCAGTAAGGTCGTACTGCTGAATAGCTTTACGGCCCTCATAGATGGAAGGCGAAATTGGCAGCAAAACGATCTTGCCGAGGTGCGGGCGCAGAGCGTTTTCAAAGCCCTGTGCGACCAGATCAGGACCGAAACGGAGGTCAACGTAAGTCTCGACCGCCCTGCCCTTGTGATCGCTGGCAAAGCACTTAACGGACGCCTCGCCAAACAGAGTGTTGTTCTGCCCTCGCGGGACAGTGCGCACATCGGTCAATTCGCCATGCAGAAGAAAGCCATTCATAGGTCACCTCAAAATTTAAAAATGTCCCCGACATACGGGGTGCCGCGCTCTTGAATAATCGTTGTCCACTGGCGCGCGGGCGGTTTGCCGGTGGCCTTCCGTTCCTCATCCTCGGCAAGCGATTTGCTGACCATTTCGGAAAGATGCGGATTCAGAAGCGGTTGACGACGCTGCATAGCCATGCGCTGGCGGTCGGCGTCGGTAAGGGCTGTTCCCTGAAAGCTGACGGTTCTCACTGGATCACCTGAAGCACGATGGAAGTGCCGAGAAAGGCGGCGACGAAAGTCGGAACGCAAAGGACGGCAGCACCGGAGGCAATGCGTAAAGTTTTCATGCAGACCTGCCTTGCGAGGCGCAGTAAAAACAGAAAGCGGACATTGCGAAAACGACCTTTCCGCAGCTGGGGCAAATTGAAGTCATGCAACAGCCCTCAGCGGAGTGACTGCGGAGCGATACCAGGACGGCACGGGAAGATCGAACGTCTTGGTGACTTCGCGGGCTTGCGCGACGATGACCGGGGTGAATCGGGTGTGATCACATTGGTTGGCAATGTCGATGCCGATTTTGCGCAAGCGGGCGCGGTGGGTCTGGACCTGGCTTTTGGTGAAATCAAAGCTCTGTCCGTGCATCCAGTTGAACGCATACATGGCGGTGGTATTGGCGGCCTTGGTGTTGTTGCAAACACCCTTGTCAATGAGAGTCTGTGAAATGGTCATCAGGTCCATAGCGGTCACCTGCAAGCGCTGATCAGTGCGCAAAAATTCGTCGTGGATAGTCAGAAAGCGGGATTCGTCGAATAGGCCGTAAAAACGGAGCCCCTCACGGGTAAGAAACTCGGCCTTGAGTTCCTGCTCAAATCGAACAACACCATGGGCGGTGCAGTAATCGCGGAGGTCGCAGACGTAGCGATACTCGTAGCTGTCATCACCAAACAGGCGCTTGATCTTGGGAAGAAGGTTCTGGGCCATTTCGAAGCCCTTGTCGTAACCCTTGCGATACTGGAGGCGGGCACCCCCCTTGCGCTTGCCTGATGCCGTCCAATCAACAGTGCGACCATTGGGGAACAAGTAGCCGATGGAGTGGCCGATTCTCTGGGAGGAAAGGCCGCGCAGGTAAGCAAGGACATTGCCCTCCCCTACACCGACATTCGTGGTCAGGTCGATCCGTTCAATGCAGCAGCCATCAGACCAGACTTGCGCCCTACTCCCCTCCTCCCCTTGGCGATACTCAATACGGGTGCAGGGAGTAAACGGCGGCAATCCGTACTCGGCCAAAATGCTGTTGTAGACAGCAAGACATTGAGAAATCGAGGGAAGGCCAAAGAGATTGTCCAGACGGTTGAACCGACTGGGGTTGCCCTCTACGCGAACCTTACGGCCTTGGACACTGATCATAATGAGGCTGGAGAAACTGCCCTGGTGCTTGAACCGAGGTTGGCGAGTTGTGAGGTGCTCGCTTGTATGGGCATCGACAGTGATAGTGAACACGTCACAGACGACCGGAAGGTCGTGATCAAACTCCTGTGAAACTGTGAGCCAGTCGATGAACATTAAGGCGTTTCTCATTTTCTAAGAAATTAGATAACGCGCAAAAGTTAGATTCTAAGAATCGCAAAGTCAAGGGGCTTAGAAAAAAAGTTTAGAATCTAAGGGGACAAATACCCTCGGAGTGATAAAGCATGCCGACGAAGCATATCGACGACAGGACATGGAGGAAGGTTGAAAAGGAGGCAGTGAAAGCCACCATAGCCACAGAGCGGTCAATAAAAGAGACAGACATGCTTAAGTGGTTGATAAATAAAGGATTAGAGCAGATAACCGTAGACGACTACGACGACATAGCGAAGTCCAAGAAGGGTTAAGGTTGCCAGTAAAAATCCCGGGATTCCGGGGTAAAGTGGGGGTGTAACAGCACCCCCACCCCTGCGCCGGCATGGAGGCAGCATGAAAAAAGCGTGGATAGCGGGATCGCTGATAGCGATCGCGAGCACGTCGATCGCCAGTGAGCAAGACAGCCAGGTGATTGCCAAAGCAGTAAGTGAGCAGGACGTAAACGCAAAAGTGGCGGCATGCCTAGAGCGTGAACCGCTCGAAAGAGACTTCATCAGGCTGTGCATGATGGCAGCAACCTCGTTTGAAGAAGTCCAGATCTACAAAACCGCAAAACCAAACGAAGCGACTGATTAACGGTCGGTCCGCTTCGCTCCCCGAGATCGGCCAGTATCGCGCTGTGAAGGCCCAAACGGTCCCGTGCTGGGCCTAACGGGATCGACAGCGTGCGCCTGCAAGCAAAGGCATCCCACGAAGCCACAGGGGCGCGTTAAACGCTGCTGGAGGGTTGGACATGGCGCGAAGGGAGGACGGAGGAGGCAACGGGACGGAGAACGCGAAGAAAGGCCGGTGGGGGCGCATCGCATAAAGGGGGATTACGTGTAAATAGACCGGGCCGATGGTCTATTTTCGGCCCGGTCTACTCGGCTTGCAGCCGCCTCCGGTAACGTAATTCCCAACGTCATTATGCGAAGCGCCCTAAAGAGGCTTTAAGCAGCGGGGGCAAAACTTCGCAGGCCATTGGGGAGGATTCCAAAACAAACTGCGGCACCGCACGCAGCGCACATGTCGAAAGATGCTAAACATGAAGTACCCCGAATTAAGGCGCGCCGGGCGGCGATGAATCACTGACAACCGTGACATAAGGCCGGGTCGCAGCCTGGTACCCAGCCAAGCCTAAAGGCTTTTGGCTGGTATCCAGGCTGTTTGCCGTTCGCTCATCGACGCGACCATACAAATCGAGCGGCCATGCGCGGGCAACGTGCCTGACGCCCTCTTTGACGATCAGTAGCCCATAAACCTCGTGAGAAACAGCCCAGCCCAAGGCCTGAATGTCCTGAACGGTAAAACGCTCTTTGACGTGATAACTGGAATCCAGCATCTCGACATAACCGAGTAGTTCTTTGCCCTCCTGTTCGGAGGAAATCAAGCCAGACAATCGAACCGAGTAAGCGGTGGCCATGCGGTCGAAATAGTCGATAGGCTCAGGCTCCGGTTCGGACGTACGCGCGTGTTGACCAGGCGCTGACGGCGCTGGGGGTGTTTGTGCAGCAGGAGCCGCGGCAGGAGCGCGAGAATACGAGACGCCGACCTTTGGGGGCGTTGGTGGTGGCTCAGGATGAAAGAAGCCCCAGAGGTGCGAAACGCCGTAGATAGCGGCAGCAAAGGCAACAGGAACGCCAAGAGTCAGGAGTTTGGTGTTCTTCAGCACATTGGTCCGGCCGGTTGTATAAACGCTCGACTTGATACCCTCCTTCCGGTGGCTCAAGTAGAGGCCGAAGTACTGGCTGTCATAGGATCGGACGCCGGAACCGATCTTCTCGAACTTGCCCTTGCGCTGACGTTCGTAATGCTCCCATTTGTACTTGTTGGGCTGGCCGACAGCTTTCAGCTTGAGGAAGTAAGTTAGGGCCTCAATGCGGGAGCGGATGATCTTGTGCACGTCATCGCGATCCTGACCCATGATGACGATATCGAGACCACGGTGCCGGTGCTCGGTCCAAAATTTCTGATGCGAGTGCGGGAGCTTGTAATTGCCGCTGGGGTAATAGTCCTGAATCTCGTCCCAGACGATCAGGGCACCGTCTGGAGTCCTAGTAGCAAACTCGTCCTTAACGCGGGTGATTTCCTTCTCGTCATCCTCCTGCTCTGCTGGTTCGATCTGGGTGACCAGCATTTCAACAAGTTCGACAGGTTCGTCGAGCAGCTCAGCAAACTTTTCACAGTTGATGCCGCGAATGTTGGTAACGACATGCCGACCAGCTTTGAGCGCGGGCAAGATGTGATAACAGCAGGCCTCATACGACTTGCCTGCACCGGGCAAACCCTCATGGAAGGCAATCATTACCACTGCCCCAGAGTAAACAGCTTGCGCAACAGCCGGAAAGCAAGACCAGCACCTAAAAGTGCGAACGCCTCAGCAAACCCAGATTGAGCAAGAAACGAGCCGATATAAGGCATGGTCGGGCCAAGTACATCACCGAGCGACTGATCCATGAAATCAGGCGGCGTGAGGGACTCGATTAGCCCAGCGATGACGCCGAGGATGCTTTCAAGAACAGCAGCAGGGAGATCGGTAATGAATTCAACGAAGTCATCCCAAATACCCTTCCAAAACTCAAGAGTGAAGAAGTCCATAGCGACACCTCAGAGGAAAGCCCAACGGAAAGCAACGAAGCCAGCGCAAGCGAGCAGCACGGCACGGATAGCAGCCCACGGGATATTGTTGGAACAGTGCTGATCAATGACGATGGTGAACACCCAGGCATTGACGGACCAGACCGGGCAGGAGCCGCCAACGTTCATGGTAAAGAAGCGGTCGGTAGCCTGGACAACGGCAGACGACTGAACACGGTCGGTAAATCCCTGCATGACGGTTTCCATGGTGCGTTCGCCGGGCTGATACCAGTCCTGCGCACACTCCTCCCCTGTGCATGTAGAGTCATCACCACCATCGCCGCCAGTGCCACCGGTTCCACCAGTACCGCCGCCAGTGCCGGGATCAGTGCCGCCGTCACCAGTGCCGGGATCAGTGCCCCCAGTATCGCCACCAGTTCCGCCGGTGCCGCCGCCAGTGCCGGGATCAGTGCCACCATCGCCGCCATCAGAGCCGCCATCGTCTGGCTCAGCCTCGAAAACGGGCGCACAGGTTGTACCCGTCCAGACATAGCCAGGAGTCATGCCGCAGGTCACAGCCGGGTCAGTTGGGTCTGCTGGGTCCTGAGGTTCGACAGGAGTAGGACCGCCGAGGTCGCCGGGGCCGGTGTGAGGTTGGTCAGAGGCTTGGCACTGCTCACCTGTACCGCTGAAAGGGGAATAGCAATAAAGGCCAAGACCATCAGAGCCGGTCAGACGGCCACAAGTAACAGTGTCACCAGTTGATGAATCGGTATAACGGCAAGAACTGGAGCAGATGGAGGCGGGAACCTCGACCTGAAATGTGGACGGGTCGGGGAATGGTTCCTCGACGCTGTTACGAGTGGCGGCGAGAAAGAATTGGTAAGTGGTAGTCCCGACGGTTTCGGAACAATCAATCGGTTCCGGATCGCAACCGCCTGTTGCACTGTTGTACACGGTATCAGGTGGGCAAGTGTTACCGCGCCGGATGACAACGGTGAACTGCCACTCATAAGGCCCTTGGCCGTTGGTTGTTGTATATGAATAACGGCAATTTGCCTGGGACGCCGAAGTAAACTGGGGCCCAAGATTAGCCGTTTTAATTTGATTTGATGGGGTGAAGTTACTGTAAGCAGTGTCACAGGCCGCTACAGCAGACGGAAAAGTGGTTATTCCACCGTTAAGTGAGGTGCTTTGGATATACCAATCGTAAATAACTTCCTGAGCAAAGGAAGGTGACGAAAAAAACGGCGGTTGCAGGAGCTGAGTGCAACACGGTTATTGAATTGACGCAGGAGCATCATATTGCATAGCCAAGGCTTTCTGCATCACTTCGCTCATGACTTCGATAGGACATTTGAAATCGAAGCGCTT